TAAACATATTACATATTTATCTTGTAAGGCTAACAACTTTCTTCCACATCTTGGGCATCCATCATTCATACGTCTATCTTTTAAAATCTCTGCCTCTGCACAGAGCCAATCTCCTAATGCTGAACCTGAAATACCTTTTTTAAGTCTTTCTTGATAGATTTCATAGGCTCTTTTTTCTATTTTTTGTTTAAGTTCGGGATTCATTTTTCTTTTCCTCATATAGGTCTTTTAAGTTAGCCATTACTTATCTCCTGTAATTTAATCAAAGTAGACTTACTTTCCATTAATTCTTTTTCAATTTGAGCATATTGTTCAACATTCCCTGATGTATAGGCTTCAGTTAAAGCCCGTTCTAATGTAGCAATTCTATTTTGAACAAATTGAATTAACTGCTCTATATTCATATTGCCCCCTTATCTTTGTATTGCTACATTCCAAAACACTGAACCAGAATTTTGAATTGTATATAGAAATGCCAATTTAGTTGTTCCATCAATAAATAAAGCAGTTGCCACTTTTTCTCCTGCAACCGCAGTTCCTTGTGCATAAGGTAAATAGCACCAAGGTTCAAGCACTCTATTTAAAACATCAAATCTTGCAAATCTTTGAGTTCCATTTATGCTTATATATCCATACTTCCCTGAATTAGTTGCACCATCATAACAAGATGATGTGCCTGTGGTAAATGTAGTTGCTCCTGTTTGACCACCATAAACAATTGCTCCTGTCCAAGCCCCTGTTCCTGCTGCTCCAGCAATATCAAGTAAATCAAGAGTATTTGACCCACCACCCCTAAACCAGTAAATATAACTATGTCTGGCATTCTTGGCAGTATCTAAGGTTAAGCCCCAAGAAGGTATAGCACAAGTTCCTGCACCTGAAGCACCAGGTCTTGCGGCATAAGCCAATGCTCCATTTGTCCCTACCGTTCCTGTATAAGACCAAGTGCCATCTGCAGTAAATCCACCCATTCGGTAAGAATACATAGTTGTTGAAGCAGAAGTTGATAAGATAACATCGTTATTATTCTCAATAACAAATATAGCATTAGCAGAAGGAGTAACTGTCCAAGCAGATGAAAGAGTATAAACAGGAGAAGGACCTGCAGTATGAGAAGAAATAATCCTGCGCTGACCGACAGCAGTTGGAGTTGTTATATCTTGAACAATTCTAATCTGAAAGTTTCTATATTCATTAGCCAAAACTCCTGCATCTCCACCGCTTGCCTGTCCTGTTATAGTATTTGAAGAAGTTGCAGTAGCAGTAAGATTACCAAAAAAACCTTCACCGGGATTTCTGTTGTTAGGAACAAACTGCTCATCAAGAACAATAAACTCTGAGTCTGTCCCAATTGTTGCAGGAAGGTTAGTTTGGGTTATGGTAATATAAGAATTAGTAGCAATATCATAAGCTTTAACAATACCAGACGCTAATGTCCCTGCAGACATCAATAACACTCTTCCAGATAATATCTCATACCTATCCCCAGCGATAGGAGTAAAACTTAATGGACTATCAAGATAGATTGTAGGAGTAGTTCCGCCAGTATTTCCAATAATGTATCTTTCTTCTGTTTTTCCCGATGAGCCTGAAGCATTACCAATTATTCTTATCTTATACCCTACACCATCTCCTCTATTAGCAAGCTGATTAACACCTACTGCTGCTGGTAAAGCAGTTGAAAGAACAACAGATGTAGTAGTATTACCTGATGCTAAAGTTCCTGAAGGTCCTGCGGAAGCAACAAAAACTGACCCTGCTCCTGCTCCAAAAGTTCCTGTCAATGCTGGAGAAGTTAAAGTTTGCCACTCATCATTTAAGATATGGTATCTTTGAAAAGTAGTTGCATTAATTAGAAGATACAAATAAGGGTTTCTTGATGTATCATTTCTATTATCACAACATATACAGGAAGCTGCAGCAGTTGAAGTAATAGAGTTTGCCAATGTCCGCCATTGCGGTAAATCAATTAGGTCTTTAAAATTAAGTGTTGTTGCCATTTTCCCTCCTTTTAAGTTATGCGAGGACGAATATTCTGTCCCCAGGCCATTCTATCAATATACATTCCAGTAACATTTGCAGTTCCTAAATTAGTAAGTGTAGTAACTGTGGCAGTTGTGCTTATGTTCCAAGTCCCAGATTGAGTTGCTGTTACATCCGCTTTCACCCTTGAAGTTGTTGGGTCAACCCATAACGGACGGGTTAAGCAATTAATAATCTGTTTTAACGCTGTATGTATATCTTTTAACATTATCGCTGAAAAATATGACATTTCTTGTCTCCTTTATATTATGCGCCAATTAGAACCATCTGAAATAATCGTTATTGTATCATCTTCATTTAAAAGTATTTGAGTTAACTCTCCATCTATAGTTTCATTTCCGTATGCATCTATAGTAATTGTATTAGATGAACTATCTATCTTTTTAATTGTGTATTGTTTTCCTACAATTTCTACTGCAGTTGGTAAAGTAAGAGTAAAAGATGATATTGATGCATCAGCAAGAATTATGTTGTCGGATGGAGTAAGAGTATAATCTGCTGTTTTAGTTTTAATGGATACTGCTGTCTCAATTGCTCCTGTAATATCAAGTGTTCCTGTAAACGGATTTAATACCCATTTAGACATTTTAACTATAATTTAAACTTTCTCTATTATTCCAAATATTATCATATAATTCATTACCATCAGCCCAAAGTTCTCTCGTCATTACATAATTACTACCATTAAGTTCCCAAACATATTTTTTAATTTTCCAAATCGCAGAAGATTTATCTGCTCCTTTTCTTTTAGCCCATCCCTCATAAACAGGATTTCCATTACTATCATATGCTATTTCGTGAGAACCTATGCTTGGAGTTCCCATATTAGTCCTCCTGAACTACTAATAAATAAGATATATCTTCATCTATAGTAGCATTAGAAATTCTCATAGTATAAATTCCTACTAAAGGAATATCTACTTTACTTAAATTTAAAGAACCTTCTATCGCAGTTGCGGAATCTTTATCTGTAGGAAAAACTGTATTTCCGTTTTCATCTATCAAAGAAAAATCAAAAATATTAGTAGAGGTAGTTGCTTTTAATACAATTTGTCTTAAAACCCCCATAGAAAATTTAGGAGTATTTCCAGACCAAGAACCACTTGATACCGTAGCAACTCCTTTTATTTTATGAAAAAGCATTTTTATTCCTTTTTAATTATCATATCTAATATTTCTAATTTTGCCTTTATTAAAGAAACATCTTTTCCTTCTCTTTCTTTAGTTAAATACTCTTCATAAAGGCGTTTTCTTTCTTGAAGAAGTTTTTCTCCTAAAGTCTGAATATTCTGTTCTATTTTTTGTGCTTCTTGTTTTTCTTTCTCTTTCCATCTTTCTTCTAAAATTGGTTGTAATAATAAACTTTTTAAACGAGCAAAATCTTTATTATCAAACTGATGTGCTAAAGATTCTATTAATGATATTTCTTTTTGTGCTTTAAATATTTTTTCTAAAGTGTCAAAATACTTATTAATCATTTCAGAACGAAATTCTGTCAATTTTTTCTCTATCTCCAATTTTAAATAATCTAATCTCTTATTAAGATTATCAATTTTTTCATCTTGCTCCTTCTTAATATGAACCATAAATGAATTAATATAATTTTTAAGAGTTTCTGTATAATTATATAAGCAGTTATCTATAGTTTTTAATATCTCTTTATCCCGATTAAACATTTTAATCTTCTTATCTTAAATATATCATTACTATTGAAGTTCCGTCATAATTTCCATCACTTACTTTTAAAACCAAGCCATTACATCTAATAGGACAACAAGGAGAAAATTCTATAGTTTGATTATTAGACGATGTTTGAATATTAACCACAATTTGTCCTGAATTATCTTTTAAAACTAATTTATCAGGTGCAGTTTGTGTATACATTGTAATTCCAATAATTTCACAAGGTGTAGAAGAAATAATAATATCGGAAGAAAAAGTATCCAAATAAAAAATATTTCCGTTATTTTGATTACTCATATCTTTACCTCCTTGGTCTTAATCTGTCTATGTTATAATCTTTAGGGTCAGCTCCTATAGCCTTCATCGCTTTTTTAAATAAATCTATTTTAGGATATGCTTTAAACTCAATCTCAATCATTTTTTTAACATTATTTTCAGTAGGTTTCCAGCATTCAGTTTTTGAACATAAAGCGGATTTTATTTCTTCTTTTAAATCTTTGGCGAGTTTATATAAACTATTTTTTTGGTATGAAGTAAGTTTTATTGGTTTTCCTTCTTTATTAACAACAATTGGAGTTTCTTGTTTTGGTTTTTCTACTTCATCAAAATTTTCACTATAATCTATCTCAGGTTTCTTCCCAAAAATCCTTTCGTAATTTTTTTCACCTTCTTTACTAAAAGGTTTAGAATATATAGTCATAATACATCACTTCTTCTCCCAATTAGAAGCATTACAAAAAGGACAACCTGCAGTAGAAATAGGGTTTTTAGCATTAGCAGTTTTACCATCAGGTAAAATTATAGGTTCTACTGCATCGTTTCCCCAACCACTACCAGGAGTATTAACTTTTGTATTTATAATAAATCCGCAGTGAGGACACCGAATAAACTTTGATTCCTCACCATCACAACCAGAATAGGGAGGTAAATTTACGCCTTTAAAACTTTTTCCCGCTGAAGGAGAGGGATGAAGATTAGTAAATTCTACCTCTGGTGCTTTAGTTATTTCTTCAAATTTTTCTGGTCGTTTCATTATTTCTTTCTGCCTTTTACTTGCCCACCAAACCCCTTCACTTGAACACCAAATTTAGAACCATTTCCAAAAGAAGAAACTTTACCTTTAGGAACATAACTGGAAGCACCTTTTTGATTTCTAATACCTTTAACTTGTGTTGCAAATCCTCCGGAGTCTTTAGAAGATGCTTGCTTAGTTAAATAAACATTAGGAGCATCTCCAGGATTAGGTCTTCTATCGTGTCCAGTGTCATCATAAGACCTTATCCCATATTCAACTGCTTTTTTAGAAGTTCCCTGAATTCCGTGTTCTACAGTTTTAATCATCATTTACCTCCCTTTTTCTTCACTTTTTTACTTTTAGGTTTTTCTTGCTCTATATCAACCTTAATATCAGTTGGTGCATTTGCGGTATTACTTACAGGTTGATACTGTATTGCAGAAATAATATTAGACCCTTTAGCCATAGAATCACCTCTTTACATATAGTTATGGTCAAACTTCAAAAACAACCCGTAGAATTTATACACACTCGTTGCCTGAGCGGTAATTGCGATTTCAATTATTATTTTTTGGTCTGAAGTAGTGGCAAAAGCAGGTGTCCCTAAAGTTATTGTAGAAACATAAGGATTAGTTTGTGTTGCAGTTGCTAAAGAACCGCTTAAAGTTCCGCCAAAATCTGCTACTGATACTGCAGTGTTATTAGCATAAGTTACTGCCTTAACTGCTACAGAATGAGTAGTTAATGCTGCAGTTCCAATAGAGTATACTACATCAAAAGATGTTAACTTTAACCCTTTATCAGAAGTTGTTCGCATTAAATTAGTAATATCAGCGGCAATATAAGTAGTATCAGCAGCAGCAGTTTTATCAAGAGAATAATTTCCTGCGGCATTTCTGGTTATTGTCCAAGTGCCACCAGAAGCAATTACATCATTAACCCCTAAAAATATTTGACCATCAGTTTTAGCAACTTGGTTTTTTAACTCGCCAGATTGACTAATAACTTCTACTTCAGAACCTTTAGCACCTACTGCATAACCATTTGACTTTGTAGATAAAGCATTAAAATGTGTATATCCCATTTTAACCTCCTCACTTTTTTAAAGCAGGAGGGGCAAATAAATGCCCCTCCCAATTCGGTTTTACGATACTGAGTGTCCGTATACCCATCTCCAATCTGACCACCCAAAACTAAATCTGCAATATACTGCAAATTTAGCAATAAGGGTGTCAAAAGACTTATCTTGGAAGAATTCTAAAGGTATACGGTCAAACCACTGCAGGAACATTTTAGCCATTGCTGAATCAATCATAAACCAGTTGTTAGCATCAGTGAGATAATCCCAAACTGCTAACTTGTATTTCCCAAAATGGAAGTTAGCATTATTCTCTGCAGTGTCAACTTTACCTTTAGAAGAAATTATCTCCCAAGCAGTCTCTTCCAAATTTCTGGGAACCAGGAGTAAATCTGGTTGCACTGCAATCAAATTGTCACGGTCATCTTTAAACTGAGTCATTAAAATTCTCGTTGCCTCTACAGAAGTCGCTGATAAAGAACTTGACCCGACATTAGATTGCAGTGTAGAAGTTGCTGGAGACGGATGTGAGCTATTACACAAAGAAACTCCTTCAGTGTTGTTTAAAATAGTCACACCTTCAATCACAATCTTCCCACCACCTGAGAAAGCGGTATTAAACACATTAGCAGCAAGTTTTTCCATTGTTCTATTTGCCGCTAAAGCCAATCCTCTGGGTTTACGGGATATGACATTGTATAAATCATCATCAAAGAGTTTTCTCTCAACCTTAAAACCCTTCGCAAATTCTGCGTGGGTATAGGTCACATCATATCCCTGATAAACTTCATCGTAAGCGATAGTTCCAGTAAACACTGTTAAATCACCGAAAGCACCAACGGAACTATCTTTTTCGTATGAAGTTCCCGAGGATTGAACATTAAAAATCAATGGCCGCATCTCAGGGAGTTGGTTATATTGTTCTGTGAAGATTTTCCTTAAACCTGGCTCCAATAAATCACCAAAACTCTCTGAAATTGCTGGCATTGTAAATCACCTCCTATTACACAAACAAATGGTCAACCATTACCAAATCAGCAAGAAGTTTTCCATTTTTACCAACATTGAGTTGCCCTGGAGATACATAGCTTAACAAAGGTGTTAAAGGAACTTGAGGACTGTACACATAACTGCAAACTACTTTTAGTTTAGTAGCGCCTTCAGGAGCATCAAGAGTAGGTGTGCAATCTAAATACCTTGCATCACCACTTACTAATCTCACTGCATTAGAATGCTTAGGATTAGCAAAAATATAGTTATCGTTCGTTGTTGGAGTAGCACTTAATGCAGGAATAGTAAAGTAAGTAGCAGTATTAGCAGTTATTATCCTCAAATCCCCTTCAATAGCCGAAGTAGCACAATTAACAAATAGAACCCAGTATCCATCCAAATTATTAGCACCTATAGTTGATAATGTTTCATAGATGTTAGTAGATGTGGAACTGGATTCTACTGCAATATCGTGAGCAGTATCATTAGCATACTCTGCTAAATATACTGCACAGGGATTAATTATCACTTTGCCCAAATAGACACCGGAAGTATCATCAACGGTTCTATTCGGAGCAATTGATGCATAGGTATTTTCTGCTAAAATACCTACAGCATTTGTAGCATCACTTGATGCAGTTCCAGTTCCTGCAGTAACAAGTGATATACCCCCATCAGCAGTATTATTAGCGGATGTGCCTAACATTAACAATTCACCTTCGGCTAAAGAAGATGCATCGTAAACAGGGCAATCTCTAATAATCGGCTCTGCTCCAGTTAAATCATAGTGCCATCTCATTTTTCTTCTCCTCCTTTCTGGGATTACCCAGACTTCATCAAATAGGGATTACCCTACTTGATGGTTTGTGGTTTAGATTTTTTCCATTTTTCAATCACCTGTTGAAAAATGGATTTCTTAAACGGACCATAAGGGTGATTCCTCAAAAAATCTTCGTTATTTGAGAAATCATACTGTATAGTCCTCCCACATTTCCGGCATTGATAACGAATCCTGACGGGCGTAACCATTTCCACAAATTTCCAACTGGTGCCTCCGCATACCCCATCTTTCGTAGGATGAGGACACCTCAAGACACCTCTAAAAGCGCCAGGATTAATCTTCATCTTAACCGGAATGTGTAGAACTACTATCTTAGGTTCCATTTAAGCCACCTTTGGTTTTGGTAGTCCTTGATATTTTTTATAATATTCTGCATTTGTAACTGGACTGCGTTTTTTATACTTTAAATATTCAGAATCAGTTAATCCCATTTTTCTGGCAACTAATTGTTCTTCTGGAGATAAACTTACTGTAGCGCTTTCTGTAGGTATTCCAGAAACACTGGCACTGGAAACTACTGATGCCGCAGAAGTCCTCTCTATTCTTTGCCTTTCTTCTTCTGCACCTTTCATCTTTGCTTTTTTAATCTCCTCATTCGCCTTAAATCTTCTTTCGGCAATTTCCATAGCAACTACTGGTCCTCTGGGAAGATAAATAAGTTCAGGAAATTCTTTATAAACTTCCTGCATTGTTAAATAAAAAGGAACTTCCTCTGGTCTCTTAAGACCTTCATCAACATCTAAAACTTCTGGATGTTTTTCCCAAACTTCGGCATTAGCTTTATTTCTCTCCTCCTGCGTTAATGAAATTTGTTCCTCCATAGTTAAATTAGAAATAACTTCTCTTTTAGCTTTTTCTACTTCCATACTAACAAGTTTTCTAATAGTATTTATATCTAAAGTTTTTCCTTCTTCGGCAATTTTTTCTATTTCTTTATCAACTTCTTTACTTATCGGTTGTTCTTGAGTATATCCCATTAAAGAGCGATATTGATTAGTTAAGCGCTCTATCCTTTTTCTAATTCTTGATTTTCTTTCCTCTTCAGTCTCTTCTGGTTGTTTTTCTTCAACGGTAGAAATTTGCGCTTTTTCTTCCTCTTTCTTCTCTTCTGGGATTGGAACTTGTTCAGTTTTTGTAACTTCTACTCCTTGTTGCTTTGCTTCTTCAACTGCTTTTTTTACTAATTCAGCATCACTAAGTTTTTGTTGCTCTTCGGGTTTTTTTACCTCTTCTGCCATATTAACCCTCCTTTGTTTTTGATTCTTCGGCTTCTATCTCTTTTATCATTAATTGAGGTAGGCCGAGGAACCATTCAATTGCCTCACACCAGCCTAATGCCTGATGTGCTTTGTTATACTCCTCCGACTTCAGGTAAGTTCGGAGAAGTTGTTTCTGGCGTTCCAACTCCTGTCTCAGTCTCGGCTGGATAAGGTCTTTCCAAAACTGGCTCTGCAATTCCTCCCGTAGCAAATCTTTCAACATCTAAATTTCCTCCTCCTAATCCCGATATCTCCTGCGAAACCATTTGCACTAATTGTCTTTTAGTTTCTAAAATATGTAAATCCAGAAGTCTTCTTGCCTCTGGAGTTAAATTCAAGCCTTCTGGAGATTGAGCAAAATATAAATGACCTAATAAATGTTCCATAACATTATCTGTAGGTTTAGTATAAACTTGTTTTCCTTGCATAATTAAAGCATTTTCTTCAGCAACAGTTTTAGTAATTTCTTGTGGAACTTGTGGTTTAGGTCCAATATATCTTTCTACATCAAGTTTCCCTGCTGCTCTTAAAGTATCCGCGGTTAATTCCCATAATCCTGCAGGGTTAGATAAAATTAAAGGATTACTAATCATTCCCTGATATAATATCGCAGCAGTTTCTCTTTCTAAAATCTTAGAACCGCCTGTAGAATCTAAACCTAAATAAACATCATAATTTCCTGCAATATCTTCTGGAGAAATCCCTTCAGGAAAGATTGGTTCTCCACTATCTCCTAAAATTCTTTGTTCTAATCCTGGAGGAATATTTTGTTGATACTGTTGTAAAATATGAACTAAAATTTTTGCTAATGATTGTTGTATTCTTTTAGCCAAAGTATTAAATCTAACTTCTCCTTGTGCAATAATCGCTAATGTTCCTCTGGCAGTCGCTCTGGTTCTAACAATATCACTTTCTTGTCCAGATTGATACGCTCCTACAGAAGAAATTTTTTCTATTAACTCCATAAGCATTCTTATTGCTTGATAAGAAATTAAAACATTATTAGGCATAACTATCCATTTGGCATCATTAACATCATCTAATGGTATCCATAATCCTGGTTTTAATTGTATTTCTTCAGGCGTCATACCTGATGCCGCTCTATAAACTCCTGGTGGAATTATTGTCATTGTTCCTGCATCTAAATATTGATTATAAATAGAATCCATTTCTTTCTGTAACTCTTTAACAAAATCGGCAATTCCTTTCCCATACATTCTATTAGTTCTTCTTACTAATTGTGCGATAACAAAAGGTCTTCTATTAATTCTGGATACATTAACTAAAGGCATCCCACCTAAATAAGTCTTAGAATTTTTCTCTACCCAGAAAATACATTCTATTTTACCATAACCAGGAACATTATATTTTCCATACCATTCTATAAGTTCTAAAGGATAACGCTCTTTTTCCAGATTAACTTTTCTTACCCCTTCTGCCTCCATTTTAGTTTTTTCTGTCCCTTGAGTAAGTTGATTAACAACCCAATCAGAAATTTTATCCACATTTATAAACCATCCTTCATCTTGTTTTTGTCTTAAATCATCAATAAAAGGTCTGGTTCTATGCCAGATATGCCTTAATTTGTTTTCATCACTTCCGGGTATAGAATAAGGGGGAAAACCTACATCTTCCAAAGGTATTAATTCTACAACACAATTTTCAAATTTTTTATAATCATAAATAACCTCAAAATCTTCATCGGTAGTTCTAACCGTTGTTTTTTTACCAAATAAATTAAGTATAACATTTTTTATTCTATTAATTATCTTTGATTCTTTAGGAATTTTTCTCTGAACCCATCGGTATTCTGTTTCCCATCTTATTTTAGCAACTGCAGTTCCTTCTAAAACTAAATTTTTAACAAAATCATCAACAAATTGCCCAAATTTCATATTTCTTAAAGCCCATTTCATAAACTTTCCAATATTATCCGCAGTAGCAATGTCAGATTTTTCTTGTGGTATCCAATAAACTAAATCTTCATTAAAAACTGCGGGAAACAACCGAGAATGAAGTAGTTCTACAACCATAGCCACAATCATTGTCTTAACATTAGCACAATTAGGAAATGGGTCGTTTTTTTCTTTTTTAATCCCTTCATAAAGTTCTATTATCTCTTTTCTATTTTCCATAAATTCTGTTCTTGATTTTTCATCATCCTCTACATCTTTAATAACCATTTCTACGATATCTCTCTGTATATCTTCAGATAAAGAAAACATTAATTTCTGTTGCTTAGCTTTTTCTTCCTCTAAAACTTTTTTCTGTTTACTAATATCCATATTTTCTCCTTTAAAATATATCGCTTAAATACCAATTTCTACTTATCCCTTTAGACTCTAAAAATTTTAATTTATTCTCTGCTCCAGTTTGGTCAAATTTCTTTATAGCATCTTCTATAGTCACATTTTTAGGTAATTTATATTTTTCTGGAGTCAACATATAATTTATAAACTGCTGTTTAATTGCAGGTATTAAATCCTCTTGTCTTTTTAAATAAATAAAATTTTTTCTGCCTTTTTTATTTTTCTCCCAATCTATTTCAAATCCGTGAATAGTTTTCCATTTCCTCATTTCCGGTGAAGTTATTCTAAAAGGTGTTTGATAAGGTTCTAACCCTTCGTGCTGAATAATAGCATTTATAAACATATTTTGTAAAATCTCTTTATAGTAATCTTTATTAAAATTATAGTTTCTTACTTCAACCTTTTTAGCCATTCATTTTTTCACTTTTTTAAAAAATTCTATCTGCCTTAATCTCTTTATTGCCTGTGCTTTAGTTTTATAAGGTTTACTTAATCTCTTCCCTTTTTCACTAAATACAACCCAACCTGCTTTAGTTCTCTTTATCATCTTCTTTTTTTCTTTCTTTTAGGTCTTATTCCTTTTTTAGCCATCCACATTCCTAAAGCATAAGGTGTTTTAATATGATTTTCGTTTTTTTCTAATCTTCTACCTAATTCGTGCCCTGCTTTTACTGTTTCTTTAGGTAAAGTAGTTCTTTTAACATATTTTTCCCATTTTCTAATTTTACTTTTAGTATCTTGAGGCATTTTACCTTTACCTCCTCTTTTTTTTACCTACAGGAATACCTATTGGACCTCTTCCTTTACCTTTCCCTAAACCTCTGCCCATTCCTTTAGAACGAATTTTTTGTCCGCCTAAACCTGCGGAATATCCCTCAGGAGTTCCAGGCTTTACATCTTTTTTCCCTGTATGTTCCCTCACATATTTTTCCCATTTTCTTTTTTTGTCTTTTCGCGTCATTTCTTCTTCCTCCTTTTTTTATAACTTATTCTTATCCTTTTATTCCCTGGTTTAGTTAATGCTTTTAATTTTTTAGAAGTCATTACCATTCTTTATTAGCCTCTCTTTTAAAAAATTCTTTTCTATAACCTATAATTGGTTTAGATTCTATAATTTCTTCTTTAGTTTCTTTTGCTAATGATTTTATCTCATCTATAACTGATTGATTCCATTCTCTAAAACGGTATCCTCTATCATCTACATAAATAGAACAACTTGGGACTTTTTTATTAGTGACTTCTAATTCTGGAAAATCGTTTTTTCTTAGCCATCTTTTAACATTCCCAATATCAGAACGCGCAGTATAAATAATTACTTCAAACCCATCTTTCAAAAAACTTTCTATCGCATCTCTGGCTCCAAAAACTATATCTCCAAATTCTCCTGGTTCTGATTCTTTAACTGTATTTATAACGCCATCAAAATCTATTGCAATCTTTACCATTTTTTACCTGCAGATATTTGAAAAAACTTTTTATCAAATTTAGGCTTAGCAGTTATTGGTCCTCGTCCTGTTTTTAAAATACTTACAGGAACATTTAAAGATTTTAATTTTGTTTTAGGTAACCCCTTTAATTGTCTTACTCTTATCCTCTGTGTTCTCATTTTCTTAAGCTTTGATTTCTTTAAACCAAATTTTGGCATACCCCTCCCTTCTTAATATCCGGTAACTGCTTCAGCAGTTGGTCGAGGTCTTACCCAAATCGGAGCAGGACGATATCTCTCAAAAGTTTTAGGATTATATAATACTGCTACTAAATATCCTAAAGCATCCATTAAATGTTCATAATACCCATCTTTCTCTGGATTATCTTCTTCATCCCGTGTATATCCTCCTAAAAATCCATCAATTAAAATTTGACAATTTTTATCTATTTTAAACCGCGGAGAACCATCAGGTCTTGGTAATAATAAATTTCTCAAAAGGTTTATTCGCTCTCTAACTAACATCGGCCTTGTCTGTATTCTTATGCCATAAGACCTTAAAATATCCGCGGTAGTTCTTTCTGATTTATCACTTTTAGCTCTTACCGCAGGGTCTCCCGCATCTTTAAAATCATAGCCATAAAATAACTTTTTACTCATTTCAATAACCTGCTCTGCAAATTTATTTATAACTACTTCCTCCCCCATTAACTCCGCTAAAATGCATAATCTATCTTCTAAATCTACTTGTGCCCAAACGCAAGCGGGATGATGATATCCAAAGTCCCACCCTCGCCAAATCTCTCTATTAGGTATTGGTTTAAGTTCATAAATATGTAATTCTTGTTTAAACTCAGGATAAACTCTTCTTCCAACTGCTTTTGTAAAATCAAGCTCCATCTCCTGATTCCATAAATCAAGAGAGGGATAAGTCTTTTTAACCTCCTTTACCCATTCTTCATTCTTCTCCTCATCCGCAGAATAATGTAAATATGCTACAACAAACCCGTTTCTATTTTTCTTATAACTAAGACCTCTGCAAAGGACTTCTTCTCTCATTCTTGTATATCGTGGACTAATTTATAAAACAAATTCCTTTTACCATTAGGAGTAGAAACTCCCGTAAATTTTGGTAACGCTATATAAGTATCTCCAACTTTAATTTTAGTCTTTTGTCCGTCTAAAGTAGGTTTTACCGCAGCAAATACTTGTTCTGACCTCTCTTGAAAAGCCATTTCATCCGAAAATAGTGAAGATGTAGTATACTGCCTTACCGCATCAGAATCTTGCGAAACTGCGTGTATAGTTGAATTTTTATGCGGAAATGTTAATATCGCTGGTTGTGAAGAACGCTTATAATATATTTGCATTTCTTTAGGAAGATGATTATAAATAAACATCGCCCTTGATAATAAACTTAAATTAGAACTAAACCCCGCATCATCCTCTTTCTTTGAGACAAAGAAAATATATTGCCCATTCTGTGTCATCGCTAACCATAGATTTAAGGCTACAAAAGTCCAAGTCACCATCATCTGCCTTGACTTCACTACTAATAATAAATGTTCATTTAACCATAAGTCTATGAGTCTTTTAATATATTCTTTCTCAGGAATTCTCTTAACCGGTCTTACTGGGTCGTGCGGGTCTAATGTATATGTATATTTAAATACAAAATCGTAAGGAGATGCTACCGGAGCAAGTCTTGCATCTACGCTCCCTAACATCTTAGAGAGCTCTAAGAATGGATTATCTAAAACAACTTCAGGATTTATTTTTACTCTGGGCATATCCTCTAAAAATATTGGTCTTTTAATCCACGTTTAATCCAGATAAAATGAAATTAAAAAAACATATAAAACCATTAACTGAAGAAGAAAATTTATCTGGATTTAATCTACGCGAAAAAACCATAGTTTTGATAAACTGAGGAGAAGAAGCCATAAATAAATTCAAATTTTTGCCTCCCCCAGGGTTTCCGGTTTTTCAATTTCAACCCTATTATCTAATTTTAATTTTTCTCTAACTTTTTCTCTCTCTAAATCTATCTGTTCTAATATCTTGCGTATCTTTAAAATCTCTTCTTCAGTCATCTTAACTTCCTATAATAAATATTATGTTAACTTCATTATTTTACTTCAACTTGTTCAGTCTCAACCACTTGTATATCTTTTAAGTCTTTTGTAAGTTTTTTAATCTCACTTTCTTTTTCAACTTGTAATTCAACTCCGATTTTATAAAGTTCTTGAGCAATTAATTGCTTTGTGCTTTTGTCCGTGATGAATTTGTCAATAATAACAACTATTTTTTGTAAAACTATCGCGACTGTTTGTTGGGCTTTTTCAAAATATTTATCCTGGAGTTCAATTCTTTTTATGGTCTCAGTTAAACGACGTAGGTATTCAATCACCTGTAATTGTATTGCTAACTTTTCTGGAGTAATATTCTGGTCAGCAGTTTGATTTATTAACTCTTGCATAACGCTTTGTAAATACGCTAACTCATCGTGCAAATTTAAAATGTTTTTATCTTGAAGGTTTTTTCGATAAAGATATCTTAAAAATGTTGAAGGGATATTATAACGCTCTGGGCATTGCTCAAGTTTTTCTTTTAAATGTTTTAACGAGGGTATTTTTGAATGAAACCGGCAATAATCGGAACATACAATTGCGATGTTTTTGCAAGGAGTGCCATCTTTTTTTGTTCCTTTACAGTGCCGTTGCATATAATAAAACTTCTTTTGAAACTCTGACAACCTTACTTCCATAGTTTCTTTATTATGGTTATTAATACCTTGTTTCATTTTATTAACTAATATTAAAACAATTATATTTACTTAATTTTCTAATTAAAATATAACTTAAAATCTTAAAATGTCAAGCGAGACAGTCTGATTTTTATTTTTTAAAGTTATGAACAGTATTAACAGATTATGAACAGATTAATCTTTATTTTTTTATTTTATTTATTTTATTTATTTTATTTATTAAGGAACGA